ACATTCTAAGTACCCTGATATTTCCAGCAAGGTCATAAGGAAGAAGGGATGTATTAGGAGTTTCGTTAAAGAGGTTACTGTAATCTGAATAGAATCCATCAGAATGAATTTCATCAGACATCATGTTCATATTGACAAACCCATATCTTTCGTCAATATTATCCATCTTGTCTGAATAATTCTGCCCTACCAAATCAGGAAGCTCATCAAGAAATTTGATGTCTTTTGGAGAAAGCTGGTCATAGAATACATCTACAACTTTTCCAGGAGACCAGTAATCTTCGTAGACTATGACATCAGCATCTTCTATCTTGTTGGAGAAACCTGACTTGTAGACTCTGAGTTTAAGAGGATTCAGTCTTTCAACATAAGGCTCACCTCCAACTATGTCACACATATATATCTCTTCACCGACAGCTTCTGCATCTTGAAATCCCTGATTGAACATCAAAGGCATATTATACTCCTTTATATAATGCCTAAGAATTTCATTAGATGCCAGCTCTCTGGAATCCTGCCAGTTGAATTTAAGATAAATATTCAACTTTTCCATTTCCTGAGAGAACTGCTCATCAGAAAGATTTTGGTCTTGAATAAGGCTGGTAAGCCTTTTGATTGTCTCTTGTTTCTTAGTTTCCTCTATTCTTGATACAGCATTGGGGTTGGTAATAACTGCTCTCCACTCAAAAGGTCTTCTGGATTCTTCACCACGAAGGACATCAAGCTTTGAGTTCATTATTGGATAGTGCTGTATCTTATCAGGAATGAACCCAGAAGTTATGCTTTCTGGATTTATAATGGCCATCATGTCTTCCATGTGTAGCCTACCATTAAGAAGATCATAGTTAATCTTCTTATGGACTACTGACTTTCTAACAGGACTACTGTTAAAGAAAGTCTTTGTATTTGCCCAATCAAGATGCTTCTTACGCCAGCTTTTTGTCTTCTGACTCATACGAAGCTGCTGTCTTGGGAACCTCTCAAAGTACTTCATACATTCTAGCTATACTTACTTACAAAGATGAGGAATAAAACTATGAATTACAAGCATACTAAATTCTTTAATAATACTACACTAACAGCTGCTATTTTATCATCATAGCTTTCTTAACATACTCAGGAATATTGTTGTATAATTCTTTCTTAGCGTCGTAATTAGTAACAAAAAAGTCATCATTTCCCAAGTAGTCTGATGGTGCCTCTTGTCCAGCAGCAACATTTCCTCCATAGGTAATCATGAATTCCTCTCTATAAAGCATCAACATACCAAATGCTCTTACACGGTCAACATTAATATCTGGACCATACAAAAGACATTCTTTAAGAAAAGCCCTACATTTAAGCTTGTATAATTGAGGAACCTCTACTTCTGTATCTTTACCGTCAACTTCCTTTGTCATAATGCACCTCTTCAGCAACCATTGCTGAGTAAGCTTGTCTGCATATTTGTTGACAGGAAGAGTAGCATTAATTCCTTTTGCTCTATTTCCGTAACCTATTTCCTTAATAATCAGTTTGTCTTTAAGATATTCAGGAGTATCAGCCAGTAAATAAAGACAGTTCATCATTGAGAAGTATGCGAATGCTCCCTTCTTGTTCTGTTCATACATGCAAGTAGCATTGTAAAACAAACATATCTTTCTAAGCCTTTCAAAGTTATCATCAGCATACTGCAGTCTTCCTGTCCATTCACACACAATCTCATCAGTAAACAAGTCAAGAACAAATGTAGATGTTAATGACATTGTATTGCTTTGATCGTCATCTACAGGGTCATGACCAACTATGTATCTTCCTTTAGGTACTTTTCCATTAGCATCTTTCTTTGGCATAGAGTAGATCTCTATAGCACCAGCTGCTTTATTATCTTTAAGAGGAAAGTCTCTGATTGGTCTGTCATCAGTAGGCACAAATTCAACTTGACCAGAACTGTTGAACACCAAGTCACCTATATAAACATCATCATAAGACTTTAAATCATTATCCAGTTGATTTATCCTCTCTGTGATATCTACAGTAGGAAATATAGAGCCCTTTACTCTTAAAATAGCTTCTTGAGGAGTAATAGGAATATGAGCAATCTTCTTGGCAATAGTAGCTGGATCAGAAGAGTTGTACTTGACATTATACCTGTCAAGAAGTATATTAAGAACAGCTTTAGTTACATCTGAGTTTCCATTCTCATCATAACACCCAGCCAGGTTAAGATAGCCTGGAAAGAAATATGTGAATTTCTTTTTGCCAAGACCTTCCTTATCATATACATTGTCTACTCCGTATGCCTTATATCCATCTGGATTGTACATTATTTCCTGAAGAGCCGAAAAGTCACTTTCATCATCTCCAGATGTACCATATCCATAAAGCATTCCATAGACATCATCATTATCCATAACTGAAGGAAGCAGGTTGTTCCAAAGACCTAGAAGGTTAGAGAAGTAACCAGCTTCCTCAAATAAGTAAAGAACTCCTCTAGAACCAATTAATGAAGCTGTATCTTTCTGAGAAGACTTACCCACTACAGAATTAAGAGTACCCTTATTGGTTCCAGTATCCAAGTCCTTATAGCCCATCTGCCAATTAAAGTCAGACAATGAGTTGAACAATCTTCTTACTGGCCACTGACTCATGTGTTCAGCAATGAAGTCAATATCATACTGAAACTTGTCTAGAGTCTGGTCTCCATTAGCCAACTTTGATTTGTCTGTAGCAGTAATATAGGAAACTACTCTTTTACATACCTCTTTAGATTCACCCAATATGAATCTTTTAGCAAGCATTGCAGCCCCATAAAAGCTCTTGCCCTTCTGTCTCGAAGCAAGCTCAACAGCCATTTTACCATTATCTCTTGCCTGTTCAAGATAGTGTGCTTTCAAGTAATGCCCTTCCCATATAGCTGGAAATCCTATGACTCTTTGTGACTTCTTCTTTCCTTCAACCTTTTTTGATATGGACATGGGACAATAGTTCCAAAAGAAATATAGGTCCCCTGGAATCCATTCTCCATCAGACTCTCTTACATATCCATCCCAGCATCTTCTTGTCTCTTCCCTTATCCATCTTCCATATTCAGAATTTGGATTTGGATTAGGTCTTAAGTCTGTGTATGTTCCAAATTGCTCAAAGTGTCTTGCAGCAGGACGAAAGTACTCCATATCCTCAAGAATATGGGGATGAGTTATATCAACAATAATCCTGCCTCTGTTATCACGTTCAAGGTCTTTAGCTCTCTTTCTATCAGGAGAAACTAAAGACCTTATAAGCGGAACATTATTAAAGAAATCAAAGAACTGCTCTTCAACTTCCTTTGGTTGATTATCCAAGTCAAGAGACTCCAGAGGAGTCTGAAGGCTGTTCACACTCAAATTTTCCATTCACAAGATCATTATATATTTGAGAAGACGTCCACATAAAAGCAGTAGTCAAGAATCTTTTGGCGAATTCTTTCATAATTGGTGTACTGTCACCAGACGGAATTCTCAATATCTCCTGCACAGTAAGGAGAGATGTTTTCTTCTTTGTATCTGGATTAAAGTAATACATTGTACATCTGACCCTTTTCATAATCTTAAATGACTCAGATGCACCATCAACATCAGTAACTGCTATAAGCCTGCCTTTTAAGTGTGGATTAACAGACTTTATAACTTTCTCAAGACTGTCTACAATATCAATAATATTAACATCAGAATCCATCGAACCCATCATCAAATATTGCTTTTTCTGTTTTACCTCTTGCTCTTCCAGACTCATTAATCTCTTGAGTCACTTTCTTTTCTGCCTCACTAAGATCCTTCACAAGTTTTGGAATCATAGATATAATTGAAGTAATTGTACGTAGAGAGTTTGCCTTATCTTTATCTTCAAGATTAGACATGTCAAAGTCTCTTAGTTCTTTCCTTATTTTATCTATAGTGTTCCTGACATCTTCAAGAAGCAATGATGAAGTAGTTATACAATGCTTCTGATATATGTCCATAGCTTCCTGAAGAAACTCAGAAGGCTTAAAATCTTTAGGTAGTCCTTCCTGCTTTATAATCTCTTCTGCTCTTTCATCCAAATCAGTTATATAACTATAAGTGCTTCTTGGGTCTATCATGAAATAGCAGTAAGACACTTGCTGAAGGAACTTCTCCTTTCTTTCACTTCTATCATTGTTCCAAAGTCTCCTGAAAGGCTTTATAAGCATTATTTCAGGAGACGGAACAATGGTGTAATCTCTAAATTCTATCAGATGCATTATGCTGTAGGCAGAATATCCTTCTTAATAACCTGAACCATAGTATCTGGTTCATCTGGAACTTCCTCACCCTCAAAGACATACTTTATATCTCCGTCTACAAGAATAAGGTGTTGTACCCCATTAATATATACAGTTTTGAAATTATACCCAACTACAGGATTATCAGTAATGATTCCATCCTTTAATGACCCTTTTTCATGCTTCATTACAGCATATCTTATAGGATCTATCATTACCTTATCTCCCTCTTTTACGTCTCTAACCATACTTCCAACAGCAACAACTGTTTGATATTCCTTGAGAGAACCTCTTGACTTTGTGGGGTCTATAATTCCACCAGTCCTATAATCCTCTTCATACTTATCTGCAGTAGTTATAATAGTATTGAACAGTGGTTTTATCTTCTTAATATTAAGCATGTTTCTTATCTTTTAATTTTAACAGTCTGTTATTTTTTCTTTTATAGGTTCCATAGTCACAGTACAATCTTCCTACCTTTTGAATAAAGAACCCATATTTCTTGCCAGTAAAGTCTTCTGTATCCATACCATCATGAATCTCCAATTCCTTGATTCCATCTTTAATGAAGTTCCAGTATGCAGAATACAGCATTCTGACTCTTTCTCTAGAAGTTCCAAGCTCCTTAGCTACTGAATTATACAGATTCTGAACTCTCATCATTCAATTCAAAAAACAACAGGAGCTTGAAGTCCTTTGCATTTGGTTTCAGTAGAGGAACTATCTTAGGGTTTAGCATGTTATCCTTAATAACTCCAGCCTTTCTCAGTTTACCCATAATCACTTGAAAATGAGCAACTGATAACCCAGTCTCTTCCATTATCTTCTTCTTTGTCTGCTCAGAGAAGAGTACTTGGTTAAGTATCTTCTGGTCATTAATCTTGCTTGAGAGCTCGTGCCTGTTTCTTAAAAAGGCAGCAGTAACATCCTGTTCTCTTTCAGTAAGATTATGAAGTGGTCTTATATACTTAAGCCACAACTTGAAGAAGTCATGTATATTAGAGGAGAGGGGTATTACATTATCAATATCTAGTTCGGGAATCATGACTGCTTCTCTGTTTGTTCTGATGCTTCTTCCTCTATTGTAAGAATGTCCTGAATTTCTGATGCACACTTATCTACGAAATCAGGATTAAAATGAGCGTAGAACTCAAGAACCTTGAACAGGTAATTGAGCCTTTGAATTGCATTAGAAGCATCTATTCTTCTAATCTCTTCATAAGCCTTTTGAAGTGCTTGGGCAAGGCTTTCACACTTCACCTTCAAGTCTTCATAAGACATTTGTTTCTTCTTCTCTTCCATTGCCATTATAAAAATTAAAATTCTTTACCGTACTTATTCTTATACATCTCTTCCCAAGTGAAGATATCAGTAGTACCAATGTCAGTGCAACTACAACTGTCACAATAGTCATATTGCCCAACAGATTTCACAGCAAGTGACAGGCATCTTTTGCAGTAGTAGACAGGCTCTTTGTCATACTCTGAATGGAGATTATTCAACTCCACTTTTAATTCATAACTAGGCATTTCTCTGATAAAGTATATACCATTCTGAATCACCCTTCACTATCTGCACAATGTCCTCTTTAGTCAATCTATTGAAGTTAATCTGATTGACTACTTCTCTCATGTGTTTACATACAATGATGTCCACTATTTTCCTGCTACCTTCTTCCATTGAATCCAGTTTATGGAGCCTCTTATCGGAATCGAACCAATATCTACTGATTACAAATCAGTTATAATAACCTTTATACTAAAGAGGCTTTGTTGAGGTGTAGAGACTCGAACTCTATCTAAGGGAACCAAAATCCCTGGTGCTGCCATTACACCACACCTCAATGTGGTCCCACAAGGACTTGAACCTTGGACTCCCTGATTATGAGTCAGGCACTCTAACCTACTGAGTTATGGGACCTGACAATGTTATTTCTTAGTAGTTTTAGTTGTCTTCTTAGCAGGCTTCTTCTCCTCAGTCTTTACTTCTTCCTTGACAGTAGACTCCTTTGCAGCTGTTTCAAAATCATTCACCTTCTTCTGAAGTACAGAAACAGTATCCTTAAGCTCAGCTATAATGGAATCCTTCTTTGCAAGATCACTTGCATTCCTCTTGTTAATACTTTCAACCCTGCTTTCTTCTGCAGAAATAGTGTCATTAAGTTCCTGCACCTTTTTACCTCTTTTAATAAGGGCTACTGCAGTATAAGCAATAATAGCAAGTGCAATAATTCCACTGAGACCTACTGGAATAAAAGGTCCTGCAGAAAGACAAGTACCGGCTACAATAAAGCCACAAACAATCATGATTGCTGGAAGGTAGAAAGTCATGAATCCTTCCTTAAAAGACATTGTAGACATAATGCATTATAAATTTATTGGTTTGTGCAATATTAATAAAATTATTGAAATTGTGCAATAAATATTTTACTTCTTATGATATTATACTTATATTTACAATATAGAGTTACAGTTTAATTTATTTTGAACTTATGAAAAAGTTGATTTCTTTTATTATCTGCATATTAATTAATGTCCTCGGCTTTTCTCAAAGTTATGATGGGATAGATGTTTCACACCATCAGGGAAAAATACATTGGGAAAAAGTATCTAAAGATTCAAATATTAAGTTTGTGTATATAAAAGCTACTGAAGGAGCTACATACACAGATAAACAATTTGAATATAACATAAATAATGCTTTAAAGAACAAATTGAATGTAGGAGTTTATCATTACTTTAGCACTAAATCCTCTCCAGAAAAGCAATTCAAGCACTTTGATTCTGTCGTTTCTATGTACAAATTCAATCTTATACCAATGCTGGATATAGAAATTGCCTTATCCTCTTCTTATAATAAAGCTACTGCCATAAAAAACATTAAGAAGTTTATGCAACTTGTTAAAGATAAGTATGGTAAATATCCAATAATATACGGAACACAGCGTAGTTATAACACTGTCTGTAGCCCTTTTCTAAATAACCATATATTATATATAGGTAGATATGGAGAAAAAGAACCTCAAATAATTACTGCCTCTGGATTAAAACATAAATATTCTATATGGCAGTTTTCTGAATCTGGAAAAGTATCTGGTATAAGTACAAAAGTTGACTTATGTAGATTTAATAAAAATATATCACTATCAGATATTACTTTGTAGTATCTGATAGTGCATATATATTATTCTCTCTTTCTCTTCTTGCAGAAGAAGAATAAGAAGTAGATTTAGTATACCATCCTGTTGCCTTACCTATCTTCTCTCCTATCTTTCCAGCTCTTGCCCAAGTAGTTGATTTTATATCATCCACAACAGCATCGTTATTTGCAGAATCTCTTATGGCTCTTATTTCTTCTGGAGCTATCTTACCATTTTTAAATCCTATAGACTTAAGTCTATCCATACCTTGATTATAACTGATTGTAGTAAGATTGACCATATCTTCCTCAGTCAAGCCTAACTCTGGATATTTCTTAGCTAGGTTTTGAAAATAGCTGTAATTTTTTGCCAAGTAATAAGTCACTGCCTTTGAGAGAATTGTAGGGTTTTCCAAGTCCTGTGGAGATTCAATACCAAGCATTTGCCTTTCACCTGATGTTAATGAAGACAACTTGAACTTTCCTAAATCTGTTGATTTCTGCTCTTCAGATTCTCCTTTTATATTATATTTATAGAAGTCCTTAGCACCATATTCCAAGTTTTTGAATTTACTTCTTTCCCTTTGCATCTTCTCTGTATTAGTCATATATCCAGTTTCTCTTTTGAGAACACTTAGGGCTATCTGCTGAATATTGTCAAAATTTACATCTGGAAATACCTGACTCATATATTTAGCAGAGTTGTTTAGTCCTTTTGAGTACTCATTCAAAAGCTGGTTATTTTCTTGACCTCTTACATAGTACTTTTGTTCTTCAGAATTCCCTATGCTCATTTGAGAAAAACTAGAATTTGCTGGTCTGGCTACTGCAGCTATCTTTACTGTATCAGCAGTTTGTTTAATAATTTTACCATTTATAGCATGTTCTATGATGGGTTTTCCATCTTTATATCCAGTACATATTCCTACATGAGAATTGTATGTATCTCCATTTTTAAGAACTTCAGCATAATGTGATGTTCCAGGATTAAATATGCCAATTATATCTCCAGGTTTTAAGTTGTTTACATTGAAGGGGTCAGCAGCTATTGCTTTTTTTGTTTTAGCTACCACATTTCCAGTAGAAACATCATCAAAGTAGCTATTATCAAATACATTGTAAATCATTGCTCCTCCAGCATTCTCTACATTTTTAAGCATATTCCAGGCGTTCCCTCCAACTCCTAAGTCTCTTGCTTTTCCTCCAGTTCCTTCGTTGAATCTTTGTGCCACAAAAGCTGCACACCTATCTTTCTGAGCTATTACCTTTGATGAGTCTGAAAAAGAAGCCACAGAGCCATTTTGCTGTTGATTCCTCAGTTCAATAGCGTACTTTGTGTTTTTTCCTATAATACCATCAACTGAGTATGTATTAAAAGCAGTCCTTGTCTTGTTTCCAACTATACCATCTTCTTCTTTGTAAGTTCCATCACTATTTCTGGCATTAGATAAAAGCCCTTTATTTATCAGCTTTCTTTGCAAAGATTTTATTTCTTCCTTAGACATACCATCCAATATAGCTGAATAATATCCATTATCAGCTAAGTCTTGTTGGAGGGCTTTGGCGGCATCTCCTCTTAAATTGTAGTATTCCTTTTTCTTATCTTCATATGTATTTCCCTCAATAGTATCCACTTTACTACTTACAGTAGCTGGAGAAATTTCCTGAACTTCACGATAAGACTTATCTTTATATGTGTCTCTTAATGCTTGTTCTTCAAAGGCAGTTTTCATTGATTGTTCTGACATTGTATTAAGTGCTGGAACAACATCAATAGAAGATCTTTGGCTTGTTACATCAGAAATTCTAGGATTAAAATCACTATTTACTGTTACTACAGGCTTCTTCAAAACAGGACCTATAAAATCTTCGTCTTCTCCTATGCCTCCATATGCCAATATATTTTCATTATTCAGCCTTTCAAAGAGGTTCCCTATAATTTCTTCATTAGAAGGAATGCTTGGAATATTAGCTTCTGCTACCCTTCTCTTTTTCTTACCACTTGGTACTCCAAGCATAGGATTATATTGGGAATTTGGATCAAAAACAGGTAAAGGAGTTGAAAAATCTTGTTTTTTGAAGTGAGTAGAGGTATTGTAGTATAAGGCAGGCATACCTATAGGTGGAGCTTGCCCAGACATAGGTACATTAGGACTTGCAGCTACTTGTGCTTTGTAGTCATCATAATACTGTGTTGGAGACTCTGGAGATGAAGAATTACCTAAGAATAAAGCCCTCTCATAATCTCTTCTTTTTCTCAGTCCTTTATTCTTCTGGTCATTATATCCAATATCCATATTCTGAGCAACTGCATTCCAATCCTTTTCTCTAAGAGCTCTCTGGAATTTTGGAGATCTGGTTGTGTAGTTTCCAGGCCCTACATTATACATATAAGAAAGTAATGAGTCTCTCTGATTCTGAGACAGTGAATCATAGTTTGGAGTATGGCGTTTAACAAGAGAAGCAAAGTTTGATATCACCCTCTCAAACTCTCTGTCTGCTTCTTCTTGTGTCATTCCATTAGGATACTTTTTCTTGAAGTACTCTCCAGTAAATCCATATCCAACAGTAGGTATTCCATTTCCATCCTTATACCACTTAGACCTGAATGCTTCAGTGCTTTTGATGTATCTCTTTATAGACTCAGATGGCTTGTATCCTCCATCTTCAAATGAATTATAATGATCTCTCATTTGAGAAATAGACATCACTCCTCCATCAAGATACAAGTTAATAAGTTCTGCTCTATCCTTTATAGACAGTTTGCTCCAGTTATCCATACCTTTATTATATATATCGCAAAGATAATATTTAGAACTAGAAATAAAATACTTATAAAGAAAACACTATTATACTTCACAGCATAATAGTGTTTATTTTACCACATCTGAATACGCAGAATCAACAACTAAACAAACAAGAAAAGACATTCACCCTTTATCAACCATCACAAAATAATAACACTTTTAGACTATCAACATTATACTCACCGCATGAAAAGACATCCAGATATGGTATATTTTTCCCTAATTCCTTATGTTCATCTCATTTAATCATTCTCAAATCTATCACAATAGGAGCTACCTGCGATTTTCTCGCTTTCCCCCTGTAGCCTTAGGGTGGCTCTATGAAGCAAACATTGGGCGGTTATCCACCTTTCAGCCCCTAGTGGAATATCTTAAAATCTGATTTACCTCAACGATACTACGTACAGATACCAAAGCTACTCCATAGAGTCATTTATGTCCTATTTGAAGACTGAGAAGAAATCTTGAGAGCTATAAGTACTTGCAGATTCCTAATAGTCATCTGGAGCAAATATAGACAACTAGAAATTAAAAAGCAAGAGTAATAAATAAAAAAGTTAGTGTGACAAAAATGTTATGTAATAAATTTGGATATATAGAATATATTTCATACCTTTGTCATACGTACTTAAGACATAGTCATCTGTCCCTGGTTTTCTTTTCAGCTCAAGAATTCTGGGGACTTTCTTTTATGCAGTGCTTCCAATACACTGAGCAAAAATCAAAAGTAAAACTGAGCAAAAATCAAAAATAAAAAATAAAAAATTTTAAAATAAAATTATGTTTGTTTGAAGGTAACATGCTCCATCCCTTACCCCCCCTAGCCCTTGAGACATTGGGAGTATCCCCACACTCTTGTCTCCATAGTATTATTGGGGGAATCATAAACCATTGAACCTCTCACTGATTAGGTTAAGTGAACAACAGGTATGGCTAACATTACCATCAACTCCAGGGAGAATGTCGTTGAATTCATCGGTAGGAATCACGCCACAAAGCTTGACTTTGTGAAGAATCCCAAGACTGGCAAGCTCTTCTTTGCACTGAATAATAGTGCAGCTACCAAGGGCGCCATCAGCAAGGCTCTTCAGGAGGAAATTGCCTCTGGCAAGCAGCTCAGCATCTCGGAAGTAGTTGTGGCTGACACAGTTATGGAAGGCAGCTCTGAGCATGTCCTTCTCCTGATGAAAGCAGGCGAAAGCAACAGGATTGGAGGCTTCAGCCTCTAATCCCTTTCAGGGAAATCAAGGCACCATCTTCGGGTGGTGCCTTTGCTCTTTTTATCTGGAATTGCAATACAATTTCAGAGTCTTTTGAGTCCTTTCAATTCCATAAAATACTAGTTATTATGGATAACAATACATCAGAGAAGTCATTCTTCTTCTTCAAAGGAATGTGGTTCTACTCAAATGAGCAATACCAGAAATTCCTTGAGCAAACAGAGGAATAATCTGACGGGGTTCACACTTATCCCTATAAATAAAAGTGTTTTTTTGTCATTCTTTATGGCAATACAACTCTGAGGTTTTAGGAGTATAAATATCTAGACTGACTGACTACATCAATGAGGAAGTAGTAAAAATTTAAATTGCAGTGATTGCAATAATACAATTTATTAGGTGGGCTTCTCATCTATAGGATAAACCAGCAATGGGATTAAAGTAAATACATCTTAACAGAGGTGTGTTTGCGGTATTGTGGTTCACAGTACTCCAAAAGAAAGCCATGCTTCATAGCATACTATGGTGTATCATCGGGCAGATGAGATAGTAGTATGTGAAGGGTTTGACCAACTCTTCTTGACTGGTAACAGTGACAATTGAAGTGTGCGATGTATGCCAAAAGACATTAGCCGTGTCTATAGCGTCATTGAATGAATACTTGTAGCCTAAGGTGTAGCAACCTCACAGTCTGCTAAACTGTGATTTCAGAAATGATAGGTTAAATAGTAATAGTAGTGAAATCCTTGGCAGGAAAGTAACAGGACTGTGTTGATGGGTAAACTGCTCAAAAGGCAGCATTCCATACAAGCACAACCACACAGTCTAATAGGTCATCTGTTAATAATTAAAATTATTAACTGCAAGAAGTGTTGTGCACACTCTGCGAAAATAGAGTTATTCTGCTGTAATATGCAGACATCAAAAGCTCGCAAGGCTTGCGATGAGTTAAAACAAGTACCAAAGTTCTAGCAGGAGGCATCCTGTGAATCTGGCAAGAAGTTCTTGGGAAAGGAGTAGACTATATAACAGAGTGTAGTGGTTGCGGAACCTGAATCCGTCTCTATGTCTTCTACCTCAAAAGGGTGTGTTCTAACTCAGACAATGGGTGAAAATGAAGATAATAAAGGTCAAGACTCAGCCTTTATAGATTAAGACAGCAAGGGATAAACACCTTGCTGTCTTTTTTTGGTGTTGATAAAACAGTTACACAATACAATACAATTCTATGAAAGATAAAGATTACAATTATTATGGAGTATTCTTACTTGACAGTGAGAAGAAAAGACTAAAAGAAATGTTCTGGGATATATTATCTAATCCTTATCTAAAAGGATGGAGAGTGTATTGTGACCACTGTACAATACTTCATAAGACACATAAGAATCAAGATATAAGAAAGTATCTTGATCTCATTATACATCACCCTGTGAAGTTTCATGTTATAGGATTTGGAGTATCAGATAATGCTATAGCAGCTCTTGTTGACTTGCCTTCAGAGAATAAGATAAGCCATATAACTCTTGCTGTAGCTCCTGGTCATAAGCCAGTAGAATCCAATGACATAGAAGACTGGATAACATTTGATAATAAAAAATTCAGTTTCATGGGGATAATGAACAAGAAATAATTATATTTGTACTGCTCATAGGTAAGACAAATAGTCTTGCTTTACTACTTAAATTATAATGCATTATGACACTTTATGAAGAATCTGTAGATTGGGCAATAGAGTATGCTAAGAATAATAAGCTTAGATATAAGTCTGATCTTGGAGAAGGAAGAACAAAGTATTTTTACACAAAAGAAGAAGCACAGGAGTTCTTTGACAGCAATATTGAAAAGCCTTATACAAAGGCAACATTGATGTATAAGAATGATGGTGACTTTATCAACATAGAGGTACAGTATTCATAGACTTGTAGCTTGCATAATATCAATAAGCTCACTTTATTGGCTTTGCGTGACTTTTTAAAATCATTTAGTGCTAATATTGATAGACTGTCGTGAGGCAATAGTATGCAAGCTAAGTGTATTGTAAGCATTGCAATAGTTAAAATGAATACTTTTTTCGCCATATATGTGATTGTTTCTGGAAATGGATACTAGATTGCAGTGATGCAATTGTGCAATGTTTACATTTTCTGGTTCCGTAGCTCAGCTGGATAGAGCAACAGCCTTCTAAGCTGTGGGTCTTGGGTTCGAATCCCAACGGAATCACTAATAAATTCAGATGATTATGAGTCTTAGTAAGAAAAGAGACCTTATACTCATGTCTCTTATAATAAAAGGAGTATTGCTTTTCTCTACACTGATATACTTTCTGTATATTGTTCTTACAGTAGATGAAATGTCTTCACCATCTATGTTTATACATGGATTAGTGTTTGGATTCTTAGTATACTTCTCAAAAAGAACTATATCTAAGAATGATTTTAAGAGAATATTCTTTCTGACTAAAGAAGAAAGAAGAGAATTCGATAGTGAAACTGTTTAGAGAGGAAGAGGGGAGAAGCAGGAGTAATACTCTGGCTTCTCTCTTTACTTCAATTAATTCTCCTATTTAACTAACATTTAATATCTTATGAGTAATAAACTTTACAACAGAGCAAATCCCAGATTTAGTTGGGATGATGTCAAGGCATGGGAGGATTTACATTCTCAAGGCATGCAGTATGCTGAAATAGCAAGAGAAGTTGGAATATCTGATGGATATGTAAGAGGTAAATGCTCTGTGTATCGCAGAAAGATTAAGCCATTGCTTAAAAATGATACAGCAGATACACCTGAATCTCCTACTTCTATTGTTTCTATTCCTACAGTTCAGGAAGTAAAACCACAAAAGAAAGCATCTTTGGATGATTTTACTCCAAGAGAAATCATACAGTATATGTATGGTCTTGGATATAGAATTGATAAAGATGGTCTTTACCAGATTGAAATAAAGAAAAACAGAGTTAAACTATCAGATATTATTTAATATGGATGAACTTACTACATTAGATAAAATGCAGAATACTATACTGTGGGCAGCTATTATCAGTGTTATAGTATTACTAGCTCTTCTTCTCACAATGCTGGGCAAATCAATATTCATCCCAGTAGAAGACAAGGTGCATACAGAAATAGTACATGTAGACAACCATAAATACATTATATTCTATGATGCTGACAATGAAGTTAAGCACATAGAGCATAGTCCTGAATGTGATTGCTTTACAATAGAATATGACTAATATGGAATATCTTAATAAAGTAGTATTAAAAGGTGTCATCGGCAGTATAAAACCAACTGTAGTAAGTGATACCAATATTATCTACTTTACAGTTTGCACTCAATACTCTCATAAAGATGAGAATGGAAATATAATCGTAGAGACTACTTGGCATCAGTGCAGCTACTCTACCAAGACTGATTTTCCATTCAAGAAAGGAGATACAATACATCTGTTTGGAAGAATAAAACAGAGTAGGTATATAGATTCCTCTGGTAATGAGCGCATTATGAATACCATAATTGTAAATGATTATTTACCATATGAAAGTAATCTACCAAAGTACTATGGTGACGAAGACAAAGTAGACTTATAATGATATTCTTTTGTATATTCTACTATGTATTTAGTCTATTTTTCATGATAGGCTATGTTTTAGACAGTGATGAACATAATCCTTGGCTTATAATAGCTGGTATTATATGCTTGATTGTACTTGCTCCAATTCTTCTTCCTCTTAATTTAGGTACTTTTGTTTCTAAAAATTCAGATTAGATATGACACAGGAAGAAAAACAACTTTTATTGAAAGACCTTAGTGCAAGATTGCTGTACGAGACATGGGTAAAGTATGAAGGAAAGGAATGGCTCGTAACTGGATATGGGCACGGAAGAGTTTCATTACTGCCAAGTGTATTTTCATCTATCGGTGGTCCTTGTCCATTGGTGGAAGAAGTCCGTCCATATCTTCGTCCAATGTCTTCTATGACTGAAGAAGAGAAGGAAGAGTATGATAAAACATTTGACTGGGATTACTCCATTCAAGGGACACCGTTTGACTGGCTCAACGAACACCATTTTGACTACCGAGGGCTGATTGAAAAGGGATTGGCTCTTGAAGCACCGGAGGATATGTATAAATAATATGGATGTTAGTTTTACTTGTTTAACTTTTTAAATTTAGTTAGTCATGGAAAAGATGTACAAAGTTTATAATATTGATATTTCATTTACGGGGTACAGTGTTGATGAGATAATTGTTGGTGCAATAGATAAGGAAGATTTGGTGGAGCATTTTGAAAAAATTGCGTTGGACAATGACTTAAAAGATATGGTTCAGAACATAGAGTTGATGAAATCACCATGTGAACATCGTATAATTGAAGTGCCTAATTGTTACACTGATAAGCCATATACTGTACTTAATAGGACTTTTTACTATGAGTAAGATTTTGGCATAGAATGTTCATAGAATAATCATACAACTAAAGAAAGAGATATGATTACAGAAGATTACGTTAGTCTTGAAACTGCCAAACTCTTGAAAGAGAAGGGGTTTAATGAAGAATGTATAGGTTACTATGTTGATTATGAACCTAATGACGTGAAATATTCATTTATGGGAGAAACAAACTCCACTTGGGAACCAAGATGTTATTCTGCCCCAACCCTTCAAATGGTTATGAAGTGGCTGAGAGAGGTACATAAACTTTGCATTAGCATTACTCCACAAGTAACAGATGATGATGGTGATGGAGGGTGTTTATGGCAGTTTGCTATTACTTCACATTTGGAACCACTGAGTATTTCATTAGAGTTATATGAGCAATATGAAGAAGCCTGTGAAGCAGCTATTAAGTATTGTCTTGAAAATTTGATTTAGATATGATACCATTAATTTTAACAGCAGGTTGTATATTTTTCCTCTGTATAGGAATTGGAATTGCTTCTTGGGCAGGAATAGATATGCAAACTGACGGTCCAGATATAAAGGGCATTATTATGTTCATATTTGGAGTAGGATTGACTGTTTTTGGTCTTTTTTGTATAGCTAAAGCAAGTGAGTACTATCATGAAAAAAGTATTCCTAAAACAGAGATTACCACTTCTGTTCCTCCACAGATTGATACTATAATTACTACAAGAAATAGTGTCTCTGATACCATTTACAAATTCAATTTTACTGGAAATTAAAATGACAAGAGAAGAAGCACTAAAGAAAGTACGGCAAATGAGCCTTCCAAAAGAAACGATGGAAATTATTGAAGTACTTGCTCCCGAACTCGCAGAGAACGAGGA